GAACCATTTGGTCTAATTCACCAACGTTCCAAGCATTAACTCTATTACGTCTTGAATCTGGGTCTGTTTTAAGTAGATTGATTGAGTTTGCGATTTGGTCTATACCTTTTCTATCTAAATTTTGTCTCCATTTTTCAAAATTAGAATTATCATCTTCTGTTAATTTCCATTTTCCATTCCAATCCCTCCATTGCTTACCATACACGGGCCCGAGTTCACCCCACTTCTTAGCAAACTCTGCATCTGTTTTGATATTGAGTATGAATTCATCTAAACTCATTAATCTATTATGAGAACCCGTTTCATAATTAAAAATCTCTTTATAATATCTCTTTTCAAAGTTCTTATACGCATCACCATCCCAAATATGACAATCATTATCAACAAGGAACTTGATGTTTGTATCACCGCGTAGGAACCATAACAATTCAGTTACAATTCCTTTGAAATACATTTTTTTGGTAGTTAAAAGTGGAAATCCGTCTTTCATAGAATGACGGATTTGTCTACCGAATACTGATAGAGTTCCACCATTTCTTGTTTCTTTTTTTACTCCGTTTTCTAAAATATCTTTTAGTAAATTTTGGTAATCTAAATCTAATTTATTCATTTTCTTTTGTTTTGTATTTCCATTTATACCCACCAGCCGTTTCTTGGTTTCCTTTACAAACTGCGGTTATATTGAATATTTTTAATTGTTTTTCTGCATTACTGATACTGTCCCAAGTATAAATAAAATTACCATTCAAGTCAAACTGCTCAACTTGTAATCTTTTTTTTGACGGTCCCAATGAAACACCTTTTTTTGCTTTTGATAATTTTTCTGAAAACCCTTCAGGTTTTGGTTTTCTCAATTTATTTTTAACCTCTTCGGATAATTTTCTACCCTTACCTGCTGAAGATATTTTTTCTTTAGATTCGTCAGTATGTCCCCACCCATTCTCCAGTTTATACTGTTGATATTGTGATATTTTCAATCTCCATTCTAAATGTCTCCTATCGGCTTCTTCTTTACCGTACTTCGCCAACCAATAATTGTAAATCCCCCCTCTAGCAATATCTTGACCTATTTTCCTATCACCTTCTTTTCCACCCTCACTTATATTATAACCAAATTTTCTATCTTGACTTTTATAAAACGATATCCAATAAATTTCACGCTCATTCATATGGTCTTCGTTTTTACACTCTTCCAAAATTTCTTTTATGAAATTTTCTTTACCATACTTGTGTATTGCTCTTTGTAGTTTCTTACCACTTCCAAAATAATAAGGATTGTTATTTTTATCTTGACCGATATAAATTTTACCGTTCAATTTGTTAGTCGTTTTGTAGATTATCATAATATTCTTTTATGTATAAAAATCTACTATCTTATTTTTTTATTAAGTTCCTGTCTTTCTTTTCAACTCCATTATCAAGTATGTCTTGTAGGAGTGTTATGTATTTTTTATCTAAATTGTTCATAATTAAATTATTTTAGTTCCTCTAACGACATATATGATTTCGTTCATCACTCTATTATCACCAACAAAGGACAATAATCTCTCCTCAAAAACTTGGTAGATATGGGTGAAGTTATCATTTATAAAATCCTCCAACTCTTTTTTTATTCTAGAATTATCTGTAAGATTTGAAAAGTTTTCATCTAAATTATGAATTCTTAACAGAGGTGCTTTTCTAATTTGACAATGGAATGCTCGTCCATTGTATTCAAACGTAGGGTGTTCTACTTTTGTTATATTAATGTTTAATTCATTTAATGGAATATTGTAGTTCCACGGGTCATTTCCCTCACCTATGGGAGATGTTTTTTCCTTAATAAATTTATCAAATCCTTCAGCTAATTCTGGTTGATTCCACACGGATTCATCACCAAATTTATTTTTTATTATTTCTTTATTCATAACTTTATTTTTTCTATAATATCTTTAATTTGTCGTAAATTAAATTCACAATCTCTTTTATATTTTTGTAACCTATCTATTATGTAATATTGTTCATTTGTATTAGTTATTAGATTTTCATCCGTTGTTGGATAACCATCATGTAATGTCCAATAATCTTTATGAATATAAATTGGGTTTAATTTACTTTGTGGTGGTCTTATTAACATAATTGTACCACCATCCCTAATAGTTGATATCTTGTATATTGACCATAGGACACCACCTTCTTTAACATACTCTTTAATATAACCTTCTTTTTCAAAAATATCAACTTCTGGGAATATAAGTTTAGCTGAATTATTTGGTGTAAAGTTTACCCTATCGTATCCTGATGTTATAATTTCGAAATCAACTTCCAAACCTTCTTTAAGTACGTTATATTTAATTTCACCATCTTCAATGTACTTGATTGAATTACTATCATTAGATAGTTCTGTATAAGACCAATGCGTTCCGTGACCGAATGAATGTAAATCAGACCATTTTACCGTCCAAATACCATCTTCATTCCTTGTTAATATTCCCTTCATAACTTTCTATTGTTTATTCATTGATTCTAATAAATTGTTCATCGCATCCATAATTGTATCGCCTACACCGTAAGGACAGGGGTCAACATTTCTTTCCAACCAAGCTTCAAGTTCGTAACTTACTTCTTCTGTATTTACGTTTTGAACAAATCCTGAATCTTCTTCAGCATTAAATGCAATATATCCTTTATATCTAAGATTGATAAGTGTTAGTGGGTATATGTCTTCCCAAGTTTTATAAATTCTTTTACTCATAACTTTCTATTGTTTTATTTTTATATGTTACTGTGATTAGTTTGGTTGGGATATTATGTTTATCCATATACTCCATTGTCTTAGGCTCTTTGTAGTGAACCGACACCCAATTATCTAATTTTTTCATCAGTTCATATCTTTCTAGTAAACTCAACTCTCGTTCCTCAATCTTTAATCCCCACCTTTGGGAGAACTCTGTATCGGTTTTGCATATGTTGATGAATTCATCCGTAGTCATCAACCTTGTGCAATTTTGATGGGGGTCATCAACGTGGATTTCATAATCGGGTTCTTCTACAGAATTTGCAATCTTAGAATATTTCCGATAAGCCTCATCCAATAATTCTTGTTGTTCTTTATTCATAACTTTCTATTGTTTTTTCTAATTGATGAAACATTTCTTTAATTCTCATTCCCAACTCGTATGGGTCGGCATGTTTAACCGTTTCTAATGTTAGAATATGATTGGCTTTAAACCATTGAGGTGTTTTGGATTGTTTTTCTTGCCCCCACATTCCCTTATATGTTCTATAAGCAACATCATGCATTGTTACCATACAATCAAATCGTATCTCACAAACTCGTCTTGTGTCAGCAACTACTTCGGGTACTGATGTTATGTCAATTTCATCCACTGGTGTTATGTCAATTTTTTCCCATTCCTTATGTGTTTCATCACCAACTAGCCTATAATGTTTACCATTATTTTCCCAAATACAATCCCAATTTTCTTTTATTTGTGGATTATCAGGGTATGCTCTACCTGATTGGTCATAATTCAGATTTCCTTTTTTGATTTTTTTACTCATAACTTTCTATTGTTTTATCGTTGTATGTTATTGTGATTAGTTTGGTTGGTGTTGGTTCATAGTAACTATCACTAAAATCAGGCATATTAGATTCATTATATTCCATCCCTGTCTGGTAGTTGTTAGAAAACCAAAGTTTGTACCTTTCTGGATTTGTGAGTTTTCTAGATACTATTTTCAATCCCCACCTTTGGGAGAACTCAGAATCGGTTTTGCATTTCTCGATAAATTCTTCTTTTAATAAAGGTCTTCCAGTAACAAAATATGGTTTGGTGTTATCAGATATATTCATCTCAATAATAACATCCCACCTCGTATCGTCAAAGTTTTCCATTTTATATTTGGAAAATTGATTAAAGGCTTCATCCAATAATTCTTGTTGTTGTTTATTCATCCTCATTGTCTCTTAAATTTTTAAGTTCTTCAATTATATTATTATTCATATCAGTAACAAAATCTCTTTCTAACATGTTCATCAATGCTTGTTCGGCGTCTAAACCATATTCATTTGTTGCTAATTCGATACACTCATCATCTGATTTGTTATGCCAAAATGATAGATGTTCGAGAAATGCTTTAAAATCATTAATAATAAATGTTTTTGGTCCTTCGTTATTCATCTCGTTGTTCATTTTCATAGAATTCTTTGATAAAACTAACCACTTCATCGGGGACTAGTATCATATCACCGTAACTTGTCTCATGTTCCATTAGACCTCTGTCCAATAAAGATGCTATCCAACCTGAATATTCAGGTGATATGTTCAATTCTAACTTATTCATAACTTTTTATTTTTAATTTTCTTCACTTGCTATAATCTCTTTGACGTATTTCTCAACAATGTGATCTGGGGCTAGAACGATATCAAGACTATGGGCAATTTCGGTCAGACCAAATACTTTATCAATCATTAGTTCTTTTCTTAAAGAATCTGCATCTAGTTTGGTGGGTTTTTCCCAATATCCAACAAAATGAAGAATATCTAGCATTTCCCCTTCCTGGTTTGGATCTACGACCATCAGTCCGTATTTGATGTCTTTGGGATCCTGTTGATTGGAATTAATAATCTCTTTCAGGTGCTGAATCTCAGCAATTACGTCATCCCCTAATTCAATTTTGGAGATCAAGCATAACTCCGTAATTTGCTGCTCGTAAAGCTCAAATAAAGCTTTTATTGCCGCTTTCTTTTCCATAGATTTATATTTTTAGGTGGTTTGGTACAAATATAACAAAAATTCAAAAAAAATCAATTTGCCCCATATTCTTCTTCTACTATATCCATGAGTTTCAGATGAATATCTAAGCCGTAAGGTATATTTTCTTTTAATGCAAACGCATACATCAACGTGTACAATTCGTAACAAAAACTTCCTACTTCTCTATAAAAAGTCTGTATCTCTTTCATCTTTGAGCTTAAGATTAACCTTTTTGTAAATTCAAACTCACCAAATGTGGGTTTTCGTACTCCAAATATTTTTTTCATTAAACTCATAATTTTTCAATACTATTAAATGTGATATCTCTTATATCTTCGATGATTTCCTGATTATGATCTCCATAAATTATTTTTACTGAAGTTAATTGATCAATAGTTTTATGAAGTTCTATTATTTTGTTATTTTCAGTATGAATTATTTCGTGATTGTTAACTACTATTGTAAAGAGATCTATATCTTTAACATTATAAATAAAAATTCTAATTGGTTCTTTGAATTCAATGTTATTTAATATAAATAAAGAGTATTCGTTTGAATTTGAACTATCATAAAGTGGAGAACTAGGTTTATATTCAATTTCATCCTCTACAAAGATATTTCCTTGATTAAAATTTAATACCTTGACTTGTTCTTGTATCCACATAAAAGCGTCACAGTCAACACAATTTAGGTAACAATCTAAGGTAATTGTATTAATAAATTTTAATAAATTTTTTTTATTAAAAATCAGCAAATGTAAACCAAAATTCCAAATTACATTATCTCTTTTGGATGGATACACAGTACATTCATGTTCTTTATCAAATTCAGAAATGATTTCTTCAGTTATTATTGTATCGTATATCGTAAGTATAAATTTTTCATACCCCAAAGAAATTGCGATTTCGCCCAATTGTTTTAATTGATATAAACCAGCAAATCCATAGTCTGGTGTGCAACTATTAAATCTGTACCATACACCATCAATATTTTTATCTGACCAAGATATCATTGATCTAAATGGCCATTTAAATATCACATTATCTTTGGTTTTAAAAAAGTAAGAAACACTATTAATAATATAATCTGGAAGTGAAAATGGACTAATTAACAATGTGTCAATACCTAATTCATTATATTTTTTAATATTTTTGTGAAGAACCTCAATTTTAGATTCTTCATTACAAAATGAAGAAATTAGTACTATTTTTTTCATTTTTTAAACATTTGAATTTTAGCGTCTACTTCTGTTAACTCAGACCAAGTACCAAGATAAGTTATGGCTCTAACTTTTCTATTATCAATCCACACGTATTCTTGACCATCTTGAATACGAGGTTTGTCCATAATCAAACCATGATATTTGAATCCGTGTGTATCTAACCAATTTTCGGTGATTGTCCTGTCTTTGGATTCACGAGCGGTAAAGAAAGTAATGATATTTCCTTCAGTGTACCATTTGTTGATAATGGTTTGAGCACCAGCCATAGGTTTTGCATTTGGATAAAGGTGACTATTCTCATTACTGATATCATCACAAATGGTTCCATCAATATCGATTAAGAATATTCTACTCATTGGCTGAATGTTAACATCGTATCATCACACCAAATAGGTGTTTTATCACCAGTGTAAGTGGCCACTACTTTATGATCAAAATATTCAACGGCTTCAGTTGACTCCATCCCTTTTTCTAAAAGTATTTGTAAACATTTATCTATCGAGTAAATAACCCTGTGAGATTCTTCGTCCACACCCAAAATAGCATCGTCAAATCCATCCACTAAAACCAAATTTACATTTTTATAAACTTCGAAAATTTTTTCTAAATCTATGTTCATGTCGTCAGTTACATTTACAACTACCACTCCATTTACCACATATACATGGTTTGGGTGGTTGTTTTGATGATTTATAATCATCCAAAACATATTTTATATTGTTCAAATAAGTCCAAGCGGATTCTCCGTGTTCATTAATTGGGAAATCCGTACCATTATTGACCAATTCACTCCACAACAATTCAAATTGAAGATCAATTACCTTCATAAGGTATTCAGGTGAGTCTATAGTTTGGTTCATTTTAATTTAATTTTTTCTATGAAATTATCCACTAATATTTTTGCTGTTGAGTAGTTGGTGGCTAAAGGAATCTCATGAACATCGCATACTCTCATCAACATTTGAACATCAGGTTCGTGTGGGTGTTTGTCCAAAGGATCCCTAAAGAACAATACAGCATCTAGTTCTTTTTTTGCTACCATTGCCGCAATCTCAGCGTCACCACCTTTTGGCCCTGAATTAACCGTAACTACATTGTTAACACCAGAATACAAAATTCTTTGTCCAGTTGATTGTGTGGCAATTATGGTAACTCTTTTGTCTGTAAAAAAAGAAAGTCTCTTCATCACAAACGCAACAATGTCAGCTTTTTTTCCGTCGTGAGCTATCAGTGCTATTTTCATAATTTTTTATATTTTTTTTGTAAACAACTTCAACACTTACAGGCCCTCCTCGAGTGATTGAATAATCGTATTTCCAGGTTTGTTTACTAAATTCGTCCTCAAAAACCTTCGTGAATTTTTCGGGATTAGTCGTTGAAGATTTTTTTTCCATTAGGATCAAAATAAATAAAACTATGTGATTTTAAATCTTCATCGTATTTGTACTGAACCAACAAGTTATTTTCTTTATGAAGAAATTTATTGTCCCCCAAATTGTGATAGGTGTTGATGATATTTTTAAACATTTCTGTCGCCAATTCATCTGAACTTGTGGCTTGAGTACACATAAAGTTTTTAGACTCTCCCCACTTAAAAAAATACATGGTCATGAAGTCATACCTTACGGTATAAATAACCCAATACTCTTGTTGTTTAATTGTTTCCCACTCCGTAGTACCAAATTGCATTCGGTTTCTTTCTTTAATCTCTGGTACCGTAAAAGAGACCATTGGTTTCTGAGCAAATACAACAAAGGTGGTCAGAGATAACAAAATGGTTAAAATAAATTTTTTCATAGATGTCTTTTTAGTAATTCAATTATAGTAATAATTTCTTCTTTATCAACCAACAAATCACCCCAATATTCACGATCAACAGAATATGATTGTCCTTGGGGTGATACTAATTGTTCTTTCATTTCGAAAAAATTCAGACCATCAAGAACAGACATTCTAACTTCTTTGTTCTCTAACGGAAACTCAAAACATGCTTTTTTACTTTCAGAATCAAAATAAAAAACTAGATAAGATTCAGTGTCTCTGATTATTTGTTTCCTCATTTAATATATTAATTGTATTTTGTTCAATCAAATATAACTTCAAAAAAAAATATTTCAAATTTTTAGTGTTTGTTAATTGTTAATGAAACTGTTCAAGTAACTCTGAGAGTTGACTGTTGAAATATGTTTTGTTAACTGGTGGTTGGTAAAGTTCATCAAAATTGAAAGTTGGTCTTGATTCTTCCAAAAACGTATTGAGTACACAGTACAAATCTCCGTCACATTGGTCTATAGTATTTAATACAAGTTCTTCAGTACCTAAATTTAATACATTAACTTCAATCTTAGCTCCATTGCGATCCAATTCGATTACAGTTCCAATTTCACTCAAAGTTTCTCTCAATTTTTTCAAAAAATAATCATAATGTGCCTTTTCTATGCTAATTTCCATAGCATCATGTATTATATTTCTAATTTCAAAATCAGAATCATAGTTTTCGATAAAATCTTCTAGATGACTTTCGAAGTCAGAACTTTGACTGTCTTTATTTAACAATTCCCTTATCTTTTGTTCATTTTCATTATTGACCATCCACAAACCATCCTGCCAGGTGTAAGTACCGTGTAAACCAATTACTTCACTGATATCACTAGTCAACATTTCTTCAATGAAATATGTTCTAACTACACCACCATTAGGAGTTTTTTTTGCGCCTATTGAAAAATCTCCATATACAAAGTCACCGATCCCGTCAGGTTTTAAAGATAATACGAACTTAGTATTTGGTGGTTTAAAATCAATTAAACCCATCCTAGACAAGATTAGTTTATCTGTTATTTTATTAAACAAATCAGGTTTTACCTCAAATAATTTTTTAATTTGTTCTTCATTCAAATCTTTTAATTTAAAATCTTTTTCACAACCATATTCACAACCAAATCCTTTAATTAAATCTGTGTTTATTAGTAAATCCACAATGAAAGGGTGATAACTTTCATCAGGTTTTGAATTTTTTGGACCTTTCAATTGATACAAAATTCCATCATTTTTACCTATAGCCCCTGTCAAATGACTTTTATTGAGACTGAATTTTTGGTTTAAGTTTATATTTTCTCTGAGTGAAATCAAATTGTTCAAAGAATAAGTTCTTCCACAATGACCCATTCTGTTACATTCTTCATTTGAATCATTGGTTTGTAGATCTGCCCAATAGAAACCATAATCACCATCCCTATAATCTCGTATAATTGGATTTTGTTCTGTATAATTTATTTGACCTTGTCCAGTAGACAACGAATCGTGCCACTCATCTGATTTTTGTGAAAGTTCAAAAAAATCCAAATTTTTGTAATCTCCTAAATTACCATTCAAACCAACTCTAATCCAATCCATTATTGAATTGATTTGATTCATTGTGGCTGAATTTAGTTTAGTGTTGTTAATGAAATTGACGGCATCATGTTTTGTGATATATTTTGAAGGTTCAATTGTTTGTATTCGATTCAAAACAAAATCAATAAATTTATTTGCCATCCACACAGATAGTGAACCACATGCGTCGGTTAATTTCTGAGCAACTATTCCATTGAGTCCTAATTTAAAAATTAAAATTTGTTTTTTTTTCATTTCGGTTATCAATTCTCGAACCAAACCAATGAATTTTTTTTCACCCATAAAGGTAAATACTTTCAAAAAGAAAAAAAGGGCCCACCTTTCGATGGACCCTTCACTACGACTAACACATGCTCTCAGCTAATTCCCAGAGTTCTGTGTTAATTTTGTTGACTCTTTCGAAATCTTTGAGTTCTCGTGAAACTCTCGATTTACTCCCCGAGCCATTGGGATACGAAACACCACCCCTGATGAATTTTTCCTGAACAACGTTGAAGGTAGTCCACATGTTCTTAGATTGATCTCCTTCACGAAAAGGATTGAGGAACGTTTCAAAGGACGAGGTTTTCAATTTAGGATTAATCCACTTGATATTCCACGCCTCATTGACGTACTGACATTGCTCATCAAATGTCAGTTGTCTCTCTGTCAATCTTTTCACTGAATCAGCGATAATTGGAAGCCTTTCAACGAATTGATCAGTCACCCTCCTTACTTCTCCCAAATCGAAGTTCAAGTGTCGAACACTGAACTTTTCTGAAATGGAACTTGGTACGGTCAATCCATTCGAACAAACCAATCGGTGAAGACCAGTTGCTAACTGAAATCCACTCTTACCATCATGTGAGTTGGTTAGAATAATTTCAGGAATGGTATCACCAACTTGTGCCGCCCCTTGCAGTTTCATGCGCACTGTGTGTTTGCCGTATTGTGACCTACCACGTTGAGATGCGGTTGAGATTTTCCAACCTTCGGTCAAAAAGTTTTCGATGACCTCATGAGTAGGTACGAAAACATATTTATTGGACAAATTGGGTGATGGACTTGTGGTGAAAATTGATGGTACGTCAAGTTTCAAGGTTTCTAGTGTGTGTTTCATTTTGTCGTTGTTTTGTGATACAAATGTAGTAAGAAATTTCGGTTTGACAAACTATTTATTAAAAAAAATCAAAAATGTTTTCCACATACCAAAAAAACAGATTCAGGAGGTTAATGAACCTTATGGAACAAAAAGCAACTGAAGATTATCTAACCGAGTTTCAATCATCCGATTATCAAAATCTTAAAGAATTTTTAGAAAACAACGAGGAACTATTGAAAAAATTGAAAGAATACACCTCTCTAGATTCTATAGAAGAAATTGAAAACTTTTTGACAAAACCTAACAAAACTAAGTTAATGAGAATTATGTTTGAGTCAAAACAAAAAAAAGACACCGACGTGTATGATTTAGTCGATGTCTTTTTTAAAACCGCTCAATCTTTTTACTAGTCTACAATATCAACGAGTTCAATATCGAATATTAAAGTTTCACCAGCTAAAGGGTGATTCATATCCAAAATAACATATTGGTCAGTTATATCTTGTATGGTTGCTTGAACAGGTCTACCATCGTGAGTCGACCCTTGAACCATATCCCCTTTGTTAAATTGGTCCAAATTGTTAAAGTTTTCTCGTAGTACCTGAACCATCGCATCAGCCCTACGTTCTCCATAAGCCTCATTTGGTGCTATTTTGATTTGTCTCATTTCACCAATGGTCATACCGACAACTCCGTTGTCAAAACCAGGTATCATTTCTCCAGATCCAACCTTAAAGTTTAAGGTACTACCTCTTTTGTATGAGTTGTCAAACTCGTTTCCATCCATTGTAGTCCCAACATAATGGACTTTAATTGAATTTTCTTTTTCTACTGTTTTCATTGTGTTTAAGTTTTGTTTTTTTTATTTTTTTAAATTTGTTTTCAGAAATTCTTTCCATTTTACCGTTAGGAGAAATCATGATCCACCCTTCATTTTTGGTGTTGGTGAAAGAGTTTTCAAATTGTAGATCTTTTTTTTTAATCTTCATTTTTTTCTTCGATGGTATCTGTTTTATCCATATTTTTGTTTACACCCCAAATTTCAGCAAAAACTTTATCATTGATAACTCTCGTTATAAATTCAGATTTAGTTAAAGGTTCGGCGGTAGTCATCATATAAGCATTGTAATATTTTTGGTATGCCTCAGATATATTTGTGAATTGATTTTCCATATTATTCTGAATGGTTGTATCGAATAAAGGTTTGATCTACAGGTGTTCGGATAATAGGTGCGTTTTTCCCATCGTTTAACGTCTGTATGACTTCGTAAAAATACCCTTCTGAACGAATTGTAATTACATCTTGTATGACTTCTGAATTATCATAGGTGAAACTATTGGATACTTTCAGAACTCTTGTTTTAGTGTTGAAATCTAAGTAAATCATTGTTAATTTTTTTTAATTTTTCTTTAGGTTTATTGGTTTTTATAATTGTTTTGGTGTTTTGATAGTAATTCATTCCAATCCATTTCCCAACTACACTTCCTATTGTGTAAAATAAAATGATCCAAAAATCACCTTTGAATAAACTATCAATGGAAACAAATGAGGATGCTAATCCGATAAGATTTATTGCCACGGAATTGACCATTAATCCTATGGTTTTATTCTCTTGTGTTAGTTTGATTTCGAATACTTTGGCTATGTTGAAGGTTACTTGAAAAAGAAATACTAGAAGATAAGTCATTAATTACAGTTAATGTAAAATTGGTTAAACGTTTTGTTTTTTCCTGGATCTGAATTTTTGAAGTAAAAACACTCCTTGAGTCCTAACTTTGTTGAACTAATTGTCTTATAAAACCCTGATGGTATTGATGCACCACCAGGCACTTTGTTTGGATTTTGATTAAATTCAACTACTATATGAACCTGTAAATCATTTGTTTTTTTAGCTAAACCTCTTTCGTATTCTTCCAATTCTTTCCAGGGTCCTCTGTTTAAGGACTGATGTTGAAGAGCAGAATTTAGGTATGTAAAGGTCATTTTGAGTAAAATCGGATCACAACCAAAAGCTGCCGCAGGTGCCATATGACCTTTGTCATATTCGTTTTTTGCATAATCATCACCATTGGAAGTATGAATGTTTTTTTCAGTATAGAAATCCAAACCTTTTCGTGAAAATGTATTTTCAGAACAAGGAACATTGTATCTAATCCATTTTGGTTGTTCCAAAGTTTCAGAATATACCATTTCAAAAATGGTATTCTTTACATAAACACTATCTCTTTTAGTTTGGGAGAATGTTAAGATCGAAACTAGTTGTAGAATCAGGAGTAATGTTAATTTTTTCATAATGAGTTCATAATAATGAATAATGTAAATAGAATACCACCAAGTACGGTGGCTCCCAAAACAGTAATAAATAGTTTTATGGATAGTTCACCAATCAAATTAAATACGTGTGTCATTTTCGTTTTCTTTTTTTATTTTGTCTAAGTTTTTTCTGATATGTTCGGAGTAGGGGATTTCAGGATTTTGTCTAACCGTTGATCTAGTTAGATGAAACAATCTATCTTTCCACCCCATCTCTGTGGCTTCATTAATCATTTCTATCAAATAATCTTCTTGTGACATATCAATTTGGTGTTTGAATATTTTGTGGAGGATTGTTTTGTGAAATTAACGCTTGTTCAGCTTCTAGTATTTTGGTAGCTTCGTGGATCATATTATCGTTTGCGTTGTTATACGGTCCGTTTCCATATTTACATCCACACGTGGGTCTACCATGTTTCTGGAGAATTTGTCTAGCTTCTTCTAAATTCATTTTTTTAATTTTTATGTTAGGTTTATTTTTAGATATAATTATACGTATGAAAATAATTTTTTCAACATAACATACCTTTTTTTTTCGGAATTTAGGACTTTCTTCTGTTTGTTCTTCGAGCGGTTGAGACCTCTTCTGAACTTGGTGGTCCATCAACCTCAATGGTTTTTAATGCTTCAATTTTGGACTTGATCCTTTCAGTCAATGTGGTTTCGGTCATGTCTAGAACCTCACATTTAGTGGTAATAATACATTCATCTAAAATTTTATATGGAATACGAATAAAGAATGTATCACCATTGTAGAACTCAAGTGCTGACTGATGAGCAAAACAAGCATCAACCAATTTAAGAAAAATCCTAAATTGTTCTGTATCCACAAATGATTCTGATAAAATTTTACCATGGGTCTCGTGAACGATGTTTATGTAGTAAGTGTTTTTCATAGGTCAAAGATAGTAAATAAAAATGATTTTTCAAAAAAAATATAAAGAGGGAGTTGATTCAAGTTCAACTCCCTCACACGTCGAATAAGTTTAATTTTTGGGATTGATAGACCCTACACTAAGTTTCTCATCATAAACTAGATATTGTCTTTCAGCTAGTGCATCAATCATATAATATTTCCCACCTAAAGTTTTTTTCATAGCAACCATGTCAATTGATTTTATCTCAGTATGACCAACAATTTGTACAAAATTCTTTTTGATGGAAGTATTTCTACGATTTTTATTGGACGCTAACAATGATCGAATCCGGATCCAAATAGGAGACTGAGTTTTATTGTCACCGTGAGGCTCCCAACCATTAAAAATGAAACGCAAAGGTCTATATTTGAAAGTTTCATTTAACTTTTCTACAAGATTGTCACAATCCCACCCGTATTGGCCAAAGGTTAGATCCATCCAAACGTGACTAACACCTGCATGAGTACAAAGGAAATTATCAAATGAATACGCCATTTGTAAATGTTCCATATTTTCTTTGAGTAACTGTCCAATATCAAATTTTAGAGCAGGTTGAAATCCACTGTACGTTTCACCCATGTTCATATAATGATAATCGTGATTACCTACCAAAAGTACAACTTCAACACCACTTGTTTTTTTGAAATGGATAATTTCCTTAAAATTATGAATTTGGTCAATACCAGGAATATCAAATGAATCGAAATAATCTCCCACAAAAATAACCCTATCAGGTTTTTCCTGTTCTACAATTTCTTTCCAAATGGAACGTCCGTGAATATCACCGATGAATACAGTTTTCATAATGTTTAATTATGGTGTAAATATACGAAACAAATTTTAAAATACCAAACAAAAAAAGGGAAGACTATTCTTCCCTTTTTAACTAACTCTCTTTTAATTTTTACTTTACATTATAGATCATATTTGTTCCTGATCCCAATTGTGTTGTGGGTAAAACTCCGTTCCATTTTTTGATGTACTCAAGTTGTAGAAGCATAGGTGTAATAGTTTGTTGTTTCATTCTGTTTGCTTCCGCTTCTGCCTTGGCCGAAGTCAGCATTGCTTGAGCATTACCTTCGGCTTGTGCAATTTTGATTTTCGCCTCCGCCTCTGCTTGTTTTACTCTATTCTCTGCCGTGAGTGCTGATTGAACCGCGTTGTTCTTGGCTTCAATCGCTTTCTTGAATGTTTGGGGATACACAAGGTTAGATGTGAATTGTGCTAGAATGAATCCTTCGGGTAAGAGATGGGTTTCCAAAACCTTACGAACCTTTACTTCGAACTGTTCACGATTTGAAATCAATTCATCTGCGGTGTATGAGTTTGCGACAACACGAAAGGCATCATAGACTGCTGTTTTTAAGAATCCCGATTCGATTTCAGCCAGAGTAACTCGGTACTTACCGAAAATATAAGGAACTCTATCCCTCTTGACCGAATAGTTCAATAGTGGAGATACATGAAACTCTGACCCATCTTTTGAGTTGACCACAAAAGATTCATCGGGATTGTCTTCTCCGTTGTGTTTGTATTCTTTGTGCTGGATAAAAGTTGGAAATTCAACAATTTTTGTGGTAAAGGGGTTGTAGAATACCCTGCCATTGACTTCGGTCACATCGTCAATACCTTTTCCGTCGCCGTAAAGATTGACTTTAACACCAACGTGACCAGCGTCGATTATTTCACAGCTGGTCATAGAGAAGAGGCCTAAGATAAAGGCGGCAACTCCGAGAATAATTAAGTTTTTCTGATTCATTTTTTTTGTTTTTTAATTGTTTTGTTTGAGGTTTTTTATGTTGTTTTGTTTGTTGATTCGGATGGGGGATTATTCTTTTCGGCTGTTGTTTTAGGAAAATTTAGCAAGTCTATCTCGGCTAAGATTTTCAAGAGGAAGAGCAGTGAGCCACCCCACACGAAGACTAGCAAGCAGATTCCCGTCCAAACAGACAGCGTGTCTGCGCGGTTCATAAGAGAGAAACAGAACCCGTTGAGTTCCACGACAAACGCGCAGAGAACAACGGCCACGAAAAGTTTGAGGATTATCTTAAAGAGTTTCATAGATGAGTATAAGTAATGTTTTAAAATTTATTGTCTTTAGATTTGATAATATCATTTACAATTTCCTGATTTCTATCCAATACTCGTTTCGCTTCTGTGAAATCTTCTTGTGATACTAGTTTAGGATTTATACATTCCACTCTCGTTTCCCCTTCTCTAACAGGAAACCAATATGAAATAATATTATCTTCTTCCTTTGGTGAGCATCTTTTTACAGTTTCTTCCATATATTTTGAAACATCCTCACTATCCATATTACCTACATTCATGTAATGAATTAAAATAATTTTTTCCATTTTGTTTTTTGTTTAATTATGGTGTAAATATACGAAGTAAATTTTGATTTTCCAAATTTTTTTATCAGGTTAACTTGATCCTACACAAATACAACATACTGGTTGGATATAAGTGGGTGTAAACTTCACAAATAAGTAAGTTAGGTTCAATTAATTTTTAATTTTGATTTACATTTATGAATGATATTCTTAATACCAATCAATCCATATATCCATTCGTTAAATCTTCCTAACCATCCAATGTGTTCTCCACATTTTTGACATTGCGTACTATCGTATTTATTTTTCATATATTGTAAAATTAAAAATTAACTAAACCTAATAAATGATAAACAATATTAAAACGATTGTTTATCATCAAACGTTATGTTTAATTTTAAAAATTTTATGAATTTGTTTTATGCTTCGCAATCCACTCGTCATAAGTCACCATATTTTTGTTCAACCACTCCAACGCATATTTGTTATTTTCTTTAAAAAATTCTCGTTGCTCTTCTTCTGTTGGTATTCTACTTGGTCCATCAGACATTTCTCCACAAAAACATTGCGTTGGTAATTCACCAGTAACCATTGATATAAACTTATCGGTTATTTCTTTCGCAAATATTTGATATTCTCTTTCGTATTTCATTTTTATAAGGTATAAAATTTTTAAAACTAAAACATAACAAGGTGTAAAAAACATTAAAACGATTGTTTATCATCGGACGTTAGGTGCAATTAAGCAACATACCTTCGAGTTCAGAAATGACCACAACCCATTGCTCACTTTCAATGTTCATTGCTTCATCCATGTGTCCTTTATCTGCAAAGTCTTTACACAATTTAGCCAAATCAATCGCTGCGATTAAATTGTCTTTCTTTGATAACATCCCTGTGTATGGGTTGTGGTCTGATGATTTTAACATCAATTCTACTATTTCTTTCGTTTCCATAATTTTAACTGCGCCTAACAGCGTATATGTGCAATATGCTTTCAGTATTTGTTGTTAATTTAAAGTTTCATCTATGCGTACTGCACATATACGCAAAACGTTATGTATAATAAATTAAAAAATATGAGTTTATTCATTTTCCTTAATCCATTTATCAAAAAGCTTTTGTGGATTTTTATTATAAAGTCTCCATAAAGCAAATCTCATCAAATCACTTTGGTTTAAACACTTCGGATGTTCCTTAACTATCAAATCAGCTTTCTGTTCATCAGTTAAACAATGTCTCCACCAAGCAAGTACTTCTTCGGTTGCTGGTGTTTCTTTAGCTATGTGAGATGTATTCGATTTGAATCCATACCCTAATTGTGGAAATGCTACCATATTTTTATTAAGTTGTATATTTTTTAATTTACTGATACATAACAGCAAATATAAGTAATAAATTTTAATTTTCCAAATTTTTATGAATTAGTAAAATTGGAATCCAAAGAGTCTAAATCAATACGAGCAGTGCTAGTGTTTGCTGTACCCAATGTTGTTTGGTATTTTTTAGGGTTCCGCACCATTTTGTTTCCCATAATACACCCACATATACCACTTCCGCCATTTTGGGGGTTGCAACTACAAATGCTATGGTAAGGTACTTCATCGGGTTCATCAGTCAGAAATGGGAAGGTCAAAGCCGGAACGTTTTCTTGGTGAGGAACGGATCTATCACCGTCTATCGCTTCCAGTGTTTCTAATTGTTTTTTGTACGCGTCGATCTTGGCAGCCAATACCATCCGATCTTGTTCCAACTTTTCAATATGGAGTTTTGTGTCGTAAATTGCTTTTTCTATTTTATTCATCTTCTGTTAGTTTGGTTATTTCGTCTTCTATTTCTGTGATTTTATTTTGGACATATTCTTCTATGTCTACCATCAGTTCAATTAGTTTTTCACGTTTTGAATGGAATTGTTCATCTTCAATTTCACTAAAAGTAGAATAATGTTTAAAACAATATTCAATTCCTTCATCACTCATTCTATATCGAACCGATTCCCATTTATCTAATTCATCTTGCAAGTGTTCTTCTGTCATATTTTTAATTTTCATTAAGTTTATATTAATTCCACCAATTTTTAAGTCCCGAACCATCAAACTCTTCCTCCCAACTATCTTGTTCGAAAAAATCTCCCTGTCCTTTAATTATTTCACAAAATTCTTCCCATTCCTTAACTTCAAGTTCACGAGATTTTAAAAAAACTTCGTGGTTATGATCTCTTTGTTCTTCAGTTAAACCATCTTCAACACCAAATAATCCAGGGCTATCTTCTAAACGAATAAATTTAAGTTCATAATCATAACGTTTACCTAAAATGTTTTCAGCCATTGTAACATAGCTATCATCTATGTGATTTTGTAAAATCTCACAAGCACGCCTCATTTTGGCTACTTTTTTCATTTTAGTGGACTTAATCTCACTACCTTTATTCTCAATCCCATTAACCATTTCATTAATGCCTGTGTTCATAAATTGAAATAAAGGCTGATAAGCCCACCAATGAAAATCGGTGAGAGCCTTTCTAAATAACCAAACATTTTTGATAAAGTTAATGAAAGATAAAATTTTATCTTTGATTAGGGTGTAATATGTTTTCATCATATGAATATTCCATTTAGGTATCTTGTTCTTTCTTCGTCAGTCATCTGATATGGAAGATTATAATCATCAGTTTTATTTTCTTCCAACCATTGATGTAGTTCTTCTATTGTTATACATAGTTCATTCCCATCCTTATCTGTCATTGTTAAATCGGTTCTCTCTCCCCAATCTTTTTCATAACACCACCAATCAAATGTTTCTTTTCCTTCTTTCCCATAGTAAGAACCAATCAAAAGAGAAATTACTTGTTCTAAAGGGTCACAAAAATTAATAAGATCTATTTCTGCTTTGTAAGCGGCATCGATCCTACTTTGATGTTTTTTAAGTAATTCTATTATTTTTTTAAATACTTCTAATTTCATTGTTCGTTTTTAAGTAAAAATTTATTACTGATTGCCTTAAAAGAAATTGTCCCGTCTAATGACCTAACAACAACACCTTCTCTTTCTGTTTTTGGGTTAAGAGCGGACTTTCCTTCCGCATATTGTAACATCTCTTCAATTGTGTTTGGAAGAAGAAAATTAGATTCTAGAATGGGTACAGTTTGGAG